CTGCCTGCGTGATTTGCATTTCTTTTTCATACGTTGACATGATATCACGCAGCGTAGAATTAGTCGAGTTTCCGTTTTCATCAATCATTGCTTGATCGAGAATCTGTTTAAATTCTTGACTATCAACTAATGGTTTACATTTAGCACGATACAGATGTGGATACCAAGTAACGGAAAATCCTTCTGCTGCCCTAGTTACTTCTTCGATAACATAAAACCTCTTCAAGGCAAATTGCAGATCATTAAGAGCGAATTCATCTTTTAGGTGAGGCAACTCTAATACATCTCCAGCAATAATTTTCCTGCCTATTTTTTCAACAGTATCATTTATGTGGAACGTGATAAAAATAGTGTCGTTTTGCAAAAATAAACCAAACTGACTCAGATTAAAATCTGTGTCTTGTAGACTATATACACCTCTGAGTATGTAAACATCCGGATCGTACTTACGATCACGATTTTCTAAAAATAATAAATCTTGGATATTTGCAGGATTGTCTGAAGTATAACTAGGTGTTGTAGGACTATCGCCCTGCACTGAAGAGCCCGGACCTAGGTATTTGTGTACAAATACGTCCGTGCCGCCAACCTGGAACATTTCCCAGATGGTTTTATCGATGAATTTAAAATCGTTGCCCTTTTCTGGGCGGTATAGGCTTAATCTTGGCATGTATGTATTTACCGGTACGATAAATACTATATGACCACTAATTCACAAGCCCGACAAGAAGTCTATGATTACTGCAAAACTATGCTGGGTTCCGGCATGATTGATGTAGAATTAGACCCTATACATTACGAAACAGCCCTAAATCGTGCGCTAGGAGTCTTCCGTCAGCGCAGCGATAATGCTGTAGAAGAAAGTTTTATATTTTTACCACTACAAGTCGATACTAACGAATATCGTTTACCCGATGAAATTCAGCAGGTTAGACAAATCTACAGAAGAAGCGTAGGTTCTAGAACCGGCAGTGGTGCAGGCGGTACTGTATTTGAGCCCTTTAATTTGGCTTATACTAACACATATCTGTTAAGTTCCACAAACATGGGTGGTCTGTTAACCTATGAATTATTTGCACAGTATCAAGAATTAGTAGGAAAAATGTTCGGCAGTTACATTAACTTTACCTGGCATCCGCAAAGTCATACATTGGTTATACATCAACGTCCGAGAGCAGAAGAAACTGTGATGTTATGGGCGTACAATAGCAAACCTGATTTTACTATTATCAAAGATGTGTATGCAGGACAATGGATTAAAGATTACTCTTTGGCTAATTGTAAAATGATGTTAGGACAGGCACGTGAAAAATTTGCTCAAATCGCTGGTCCTGCGGGCGGATCAAGTCTTAACGGAGCCGCACTCAAAACAGAAGCCCAAACAGATCTAGATCGTCTAACCAAAGAACTTGAAACAGCAGTTCCGGGCGGCCACGGTTATACCTGGATAACTGGTTGACCTTTATAAAATAATCTAGTATAATATCTCTAACTGAGGAGATATTATGATCATAGGTATTTGCGGATTTATTGGCAGCGGCAAAGACACAGTCGCTGACTATCTAGTTAACTTTCACGAATTTAGACGCGAGTCATTTGCCAGCACTCTCAAAGATGCTGTAAGCGCGGTGTTTGGATGGGACCGAACGCTGTTGGAAGGGCGTACCAAGGAAGCCCGAGAGTGGCGAGAGCAAGTGGATCCGTGGTGGGCAGAGCGTCTAGACATGCCTACACTTACTCCTCGTTGGGTCCTGCAATACTGGGGCACAGAAGTATGCCGCAAAAGTTTTCATGACGATATTTGGATCGCTAGCCTAGAAAACAAACTCCGTAATTCTAAGGATAGCGTAGTAATTTCCGACTGTCGTTTTCCTAACGAAATCGCAAGCATTAAAAATGCAGGTGGCAAAATTATCTGGGTTCGCAGAGGTGAATTACCACACTGGTATAATCATGCATTAACAGCGAATTCCTTGGGTAGTAACGTTGCCTATAATGAATTAAAGCGACTTAAGATCCATGCCAGCGAAACTGCTTGGGTGGGCACTGACTTTGATCATACTATAGATAATGACGGTACTGTTGCTGATCTTTATGCTAAGATTGCATCAGTAATCAGCAATGAGGTCCCCTTGACGCCAACTGATGCCCTCCTTGTGAAGCACCTGAGCACAGTTGGCACAGATTGTTTTTAAATTTGTAGGACGACAGTTATCTAAATTACCGTCTATGTGAAATACTCTAAATACCTCAGTGTGCGGGCTACGATGTCCGCACTTTTCACATTGCGATTTCATTTTGTAGCCAGCACGTTTCCATCTAGGTACTCGATGATATAACCCGTGAGCCATGCAGATTTCGCAGAGGCTTCGATAATAAGCCTTACTATTTTTATAGTAATTCAACGCTCTAGGGCGTTGTCCGCATTTACATAAAGGGCGCATGTAAATATTTACACCTTTTCTTCCCCTTTTTCTTTGGTTATACATACTCCTTTTTATTAGATTCCGCTAAATACTTTGAGCAAAACTATTACCAGGAGAATCGGGAATGGCACTTACATCACCAGGCGTACAGGTCACAGTTATCGATGAGAGTTTTTATACTCCAGCCGAACCAGGCACGGTACCTCTCATTGTGGTCGCAACGGGACAAGATAAAACAAATCCAGCAGGGTCAACTGCTGCCGGAACATTAGAAGCAAATGCAGGAAAAGCATTTAAATTAACAAGTCAGAGAGATCTAACTACTTTCTTTGGCGTTCCATTTTTTGAAAAAACCGCAACAGGAAATCCTGTACATGGCGGAGAAAGAAACGAATACGGATTGTTAGCAGCCTACAGTTTGCTATCATCATCAAACGCTGCATTTGTTGTAAGAGCAAATGTAGATCTTAACGAATTGGAAGGTACTACCGATATTCCCGGTGCTGAACCTGCAGACGGTAAGTGGTGGATTAATTCTGCTACTACAGCATTCGGAGTTCACGAATGGGATTCGAGATCAGTATCAGCAGGCGGGCAGAAGTTTACTTCTAAGGCTGTGACTGTTTTAACTGACGACGATTCATCAAAGATCGAATCATACGGACCATCATTAATCAGCGGATTATCATATAATAGACCAAAAGGATCTGTAGGTTCAATTGGTGATTACGCTGTTGTATTTGAAACTGTTGACGGCAGCGGCGCATTTGTCGGCAATAACGAAAATGCTAGACTTTTCTATAAGTCAGCAGGCAATAGTTCTGCAGGAATTTCTGCAGGTGAATGGGTATTAGTTGGTACTCCCGAATGGTGTGCCAGCGTTCCGACTGCAATTGGTTCTACAGTTACTAGTCTAACTGCTGCAGATACATTTAAGATCAACGGAACTACAGTTACAGTTCCATCCGGCGCTACACTAGCATTAAGATTAAGCGGACTTGCTTCTGCTATTAACGGACTTTCTATTTTAGGCGTTACTGCAACAGTTAACAACGGAAAATTATATCTATATTCCGACGGTAGCACAGAAACAGATGACGACTCATCAAAGAGTGGTAGAATTGTAATTGCTAACGATGCAGGTACTGCTGTAACAGATTTAGGTTTTTCAGCAACAACATATCTACAACCTAAACTAACACAAAGCCCACATACCAGTGTTCCTACTTACAAGAGAACAGATAACGCAGGCACATCACAAGGTTATCCAACTGGATCTGTTTGGGTTAAAACTACAGAACCAGGTAACGGTTCTCGTTTCAGAGTAAGTCGTTGGAGCGGTGATACAAAGAGTTGGATCGCATATTCTGCTCCTTTGTATGCAACATCGGACGATGCATTATATTACCTAGACAGATCAAATGGCGGTTTGAATATTCCAGTTGATTCTGTGTTCGTACAGACTAATGCAACAGAAAACTACAGTTATGCATCCCCAGACAACACTGCTGGTGTAGATAACAGTCTTTCTACAGCAGAGTGGAGAGTATGGCGCAGAGCAGCAACAGGCAATACTGTTATTACTTCTAAAGTAGTTACATCAAGCACATTGACTGCTGGTTCTAAAACATTTACAATTAAAGAATCGTTACAAGGTGCTACAGGTTTAAGCAGTGCATACACAGTTACATTTACTGCAACTGGTACTGCTGTTGACGCAGTAACTATTGCTTCAGCAATCAACGCACTAGCAATGACTCATATCGAAGCCAGCGTAACCGCTGACGACGAACTTCAAATTTATCACAAAGCCGGCGGCGATTTCCGTTTAACTGAAACCAGCGGTACAAGTCTAAGTGCATTGTTTACTACATTTAGTTTAAACACTGGTTCTGGTACTGCTAATTTTTATGCAGCACCAGCAGGAGCAGCAGACGATTTCGTTGCATCTAATTGGCAACCATTAGCATATAATGATTTCTCAGTATCTGCAGATGCTCCATTAGCAGAACCAGCAGATGGTCAATTATGGTTCAACCCAGCAGTCGGCGAAGTTGACATTATGATTCATAATGGTACAACATGGAAAGGTTATAGAAATGTAATTAATTCGTCAGACCCAGCAGGTCCTCAAGTATCTGCTACAGCACCAACAACTCAAAGCGATGGTACTGCGTTAGTTCAAGGTGATCTATGGATCAGCACAGCAGATTTAGAAAATTTCCCAACAATTTATCGTTGGGACGGTGAACTACTAGCATGGCAATTAGTTGACAAGACCGATCAAGTATCTGAAGAAGGTATTTTATTCGGTGATGCTCGTTGGGATCTAAACGGCGAAGAAAGTACACCTGCTACAATTGCAGATTTACTAGACAGCGATTTCTTAGACTTTGACGCACCAGATCCTGATCTATATCCAAAAGGCATGTTGCTATGGAACACACGTAGATCTAGTGGTAACGTTAAGCGTTATGTTAACAACTATGTTGACACCACAGCAGACAACACCAAGATGCCAGGTAGCCCATCAATGAGCAACTATTGGTCAGATCGTTGGGTGACTGCTTCTGCTAATAATGAAGACGGTTCAGGCTCATTTGGACGCCACGCACAGCGTAAAGTTGTTGTGGCTGCGATGAAGAGTGTTATCGATACCAGCGAAGAAATCCGCGACGAAGAGCGCAGAAACTTCAACATTATTGCTGCTCCTGGATATCCAGAAGTAATGCAGAACCTAGTTGGTCTAAACATCGACCGTGGTTTGACAGCATTTGTTATCGGCGATACACCGCTAAGACTACGTTCAGATGCAACAACATTAACTAATTGGGGTACTAATGCTAACTCCGTTACAGACAACGGTGATGACGGCATTGTGACCTACGACGAATACTTGGCCACATACTATCCAAATGGATTTACAACAGATCTAAGCGGAAGTAATGCGGTTGTGCCTGCAAGCCACATGATGCTTAAGACAATCGCACTAAGCGATGCTGTAAGTTATCCATGGTTTGCTCCGGCAGGTACACGTCGTGGAGGAATCGTAAACGCAACATCAGTTGGTTACATCGATTCTCTAACTAACGAATTTACAACAGTTCAATTGAACGAAGGTCAAAGAGACACACTATACGAATTGAAGATCAATCCAATTCCATTCTTTGTAGGTGTAGGCCACGTTGCTTTCGGTCAGAAGACTCGCGGTAAGAATGCTTCTGCACTTGATAGAATCAATGTTGCACGTCTAGTAGTTTACCTACGTAGCCAGTTGAACAAACTCGCAAGACCATACTTGTTCGAACCAAATGACAAGATCACCAGAGATGAAATCAAAGGTGCAGCAGAAAGTCTATTGGTAGAATTAGTATCGTTGAGAGCGATCTATGACTTCGTGGTTGTTTGTGACGAAAGTAACAATACACCAAGCAGAATTGATCGAAACGAACTCTATGTGGATATCGCGATTGAACCTGTCAAAGCAATTGAATTCATTTACATTCCACTAAGACTCAAGAACACAGGAGAAATCTAAAATGGCAATTACTTCACTAGGTAGATTTGGCGTACCAGCAACTGATGCTGCATCAAGCACAGCGTTGCTGATGCCGAAACTCAAATATAGATTCCGTGTAACCTTCTTAGGATTTGGCGCAGGTGATACTATCGAATTGACCAAACAGGTCGTAGATACAGGTAGACCTAAAGTCAGTTTCGAAGAAATGCCGATCGAAATCTACAATTCTAAAATCAAACTTGCCGGCAAGTACAACTGGGATAATATCACTATTAATCTAAGAGACGACGCTACAGGCAATGTACAGAAAGCAGTTGGTCTTCAGGTACAGAAACAGTTTGACTTTATGGAGCAATCTTCGGCACGTTCTGGTATTGATTATAAGTTCCAAACTAACATCGAAGTTTTAGATGGTGGTAACGGACAAGATGCTGTTTCAGTTCTAGAAAGATTTGAACTATATGGCTGTTTCTTACAGAACGTTGACTACGGTGATTTAAATTATGGAACTAACGAACCTGCTACAATCGCTCTAACACTTGTATATGATAATGCTATCCAATTTGGTGCAGGCATTACAACAGGTATTGATAGAGGTATTGGTGCTGCTGTTGCAAGAACTATCGGTCAAACAACAACAGGCTTTACAGGCGCTTAATAATATTAAGCAAACATCAAACCCGGTTTTATACCGGGTTTTTTTGTGACATAAATATTTGTATGGCTGATAAATTTACCGCATTCCTCAAAGGCGTTGCCAATGGATTTTTGCAAGAAGCAACAAATCCTAAAGGTAACATGGGCAACTGGCAACATGCTAGTCGACTATTCTTGCCTAATTATTTTAGATTAGCACCAAGAACTAAGTTTCTTTTTTATGTTAAATTTGATCTATCACCGTTAGCACTCAAATCTCAAGTGTTTAAAAATAAACACGTACAGGAAATGGCTTATCTAATTAAGTCTACAGACCTTCCAAAGTTTACAATAGATTCAGTTGTTAAAAATCAATACAACAGAAAAAAGATTGTTTATAAACAAATTACATACGATGCTTTGAATTTAACATTTCATGACGACAGTCACGGTATTATGAATGCGCTGTGGGCAATTTATTACGGTTACTATGTTGCTGATAGAACTAATCCAAATGCAGCATATGGTGATACAAAATATAGACCATTAGGCGATCCTTTAAGTAATTTTAGATACGGCTTAGACAACGACAAAGGCGAAGATCTCTTTGAAAAGATTACCATTTATACAATGAGTCGTAGACGATATCTTTCTTATACTTTGATTAATCCAAGAATTAAAACTTGGAGTCATGGTGATATGAGTTATGAAGCCAGCGAATTTAATACGAACACAATGTCGATTGAATACGAGGCGGTGGTCTATGACCAGGGACAGGTCGGAGTAAATAGCCCTCAGGGATTTGCAGCCAACCCCGGTGTATACGATCAGACTCCTAGCCCGTTAAGCGTGGCCGGTGGTGGCGTAGCCACTTTATTAGGCGATGGTGGTGTATTGGACGGAGTAGAACAGATATTTGGTAACATAGCAGACGGAAAAGCATTTGGATCAGTTGGCGGATTCTTGGGCACAGCGGCTATGGCGTTTAATACTGTTAAAAATGCTAAGAATATTAACCTCGGGAGAGAAGCAGTTAATATTCTTTCTAATCCAACTGCTGTTACCGGAATTATTAATAATGTCGGCGGACTATTAGGTTCTGTGATTCCGAAGAGCGGTGGTTCTGGAACTACTGGAACCATTGCTACGGCTAAGAAGTTGCTAGGAGGCGGCGGATAATGAATACTAATTTGCCCATCGACCTCGGAAATACCGATTCAGCAGAAGCAACAAAATTATTTTTCGATCAGTACGGCATCAGCGGATATGAATATAGTGCAAACGAAGTATCTGCTACAATTGGTTTTTTTACTGGCAAGGGGTTTTCGAAAGAATCAGCACAAAGTATTGGTGCTGCAATCTTGCGCCAGGCGAGATTTGAAAATAAACCTGTTTTTGAATTGTTAGATTTGATCAAAGGATTTACACCTGCACAATTAAATGCAGTTATCGCAGAAATACTAAACAACAATAGAAAACCTACAAGTCTTTTAGGATTTCGTTCCAATCAAATTTCTAAATCAGAAATCGAAAGAAACATTGCACCATAATGGCTAGATTTGCTCAGGGACGATTTGAAATGAAAAACCCTGCGAAATATGTAGGGAAGAAAACGCCATTGGCTCGCAGCAGTTGGGAATTTGTTTTTATGCGAATGCTTGATGAACATCCTGGTGTAGAAAATTGGGCTAGTGAAAGCATACAGATTCCTTATAGAGACCCGTTAACGGGAAAATACACAGTATATGTTCCTGATTTTTTTATCGTCTATAAAGATAAAACTGGCAGAAAACATGCAGAGGTAGTTGAAGTAAAACCCGCCAATCAAACACTAAGAGAAAATGTAGGCAAGAATAGATATAATCAAGAACAGTATGTTAAGAATCTAGCCAAGTGGGAAGCAGCCACTGCCTGGTGTAAACAACAAAATATAAAATTTAGAGTTGTAAATGAATCTGATATATTCCATACAGGTTCAAAACGTAGATAAGTAATGTATGACTAAAAAACTTGAAGAATTATTCAATTTAGACTCTAAAGAAGACACTCTTAAAAAAGAAGAGTCTAAACCCGTCCACGAAGAAGTCACTAGCGTAGAAGCCAGTTATAAAGCCGTACAGGAAATTACAAAAACCCTACCGCAGATTCAAGAACTGGATTCTTTAGGTGAGCAAGAGTTAGACGATCTTGCTAAGAAAGCCGAAGAAGCGTATGATGATCTAATGGATTTAGGTATGAATGTCGAAGTTCGTTATAGCGGCCGCATTTTTGAAGTAGCGGGAACTATGTTAAAAAATGCTGTAGATGCTAAATCCGCTAAAATCGACAAAAAATTAAAAGCCATAGATCTACAACTTAAGAAGTATAAAATTGATAAAGATAACAACGAAGATCCAAACGATGTTATTAATGGTCAAGGTTACATTATTTCAGACCGTAACGAACTGCTGAAAAAACTAAGCGGAAAAGAATAAATATTACTATGAAATCTTTTAAAGAATATCTATCAGAAAGCACAAAGGTTTATACCTTTAAGGTTAAAATTGCCGGAGAACTTCCGGAGAATTTTCAGTCTACTCTAAAAGACAAGTTATCCGATGTGGCTTGTGCTAAAATAGAGCAATCTAAAAAAACTCCGATTCAAACTACTCCGCTAGATTTTCCAGAACTAAAAAATGCTGAAGTTCATGTATTTGAATTAGCCTGTGAATACCCTATTACCCCACCGGAGGTCTCTGCTAGATTAAAAGATATGGGTCTAGATGAAGCATGTTTCAGAGTGCGAAACGGCAGTGATCCTACTAATTTAGAATATGAAACTTTTACCCAATTAGAAAAATCTGGCGAATCTATTTTAGAAGATCCTACATTAGCCTCTAGCGATGCTAAAGCAAAAGATTATTTTGGAGATGATTTTAACAAATCTTTCTTAAAAGAGTTAGCAAAGACAGCAAAACAAAAATCAAAGGACGGATCGGGCCCTATGGAATACAAATTACCTAAGGCAAAAGTTGACAAAGCAGGTACAAAAAGTCCAATAGGAACCAAGGAGTTAAGATGAATTTCCAAGAATTATTATCAAGATTAAATCAAATCGAAACACAACCAACAGTTGAGGTGCAGGCACAAGAGTGCGGAGACATGCCAACACCGATGAATGCACCTATGAATGCGCCGATGAGCCAACCAGACACACCGCCACCAAGCATGAGTATTAATCTAAATGCTCAAGGCCTTGACAACATCGAAGAATTGATGAAGTTAATCAAAGCAGTGAATCCAGATATGGACAAGCCTGAAATGCCGCCAATTGGTATGACACCCCCAGGAATGCCTTCTATGGGGTCTGTACCTTCTTTACCGCCATTAAAGATGTTACCTGATCTAGACAACGAACCAACAGATGATATGCCAGGTCCGGATATTATGAACAAACCGGATGACGGCGATGACGGAGTCAATAAAGCACATGGCGATATTGACAACGATGGCGATCATGACATGGACGATCATGACATGGAAAAAGACAAAGAAGACGAGCCTAAGAAAGACGAGTGGGCAAACTCTCCAAACGGCGTCGAAGCAGATCCAGAAGTTAAGGATGTCGATTCTGTTATTATGAAGGGTAATGATCTACATAAATCAAAAGGAACTTACCCCAAAGTTGCCGGTGCAGACAATCCACGTCAACCGATGGAAAGCGGAGATCTTAGATCACAAATTCGTTCGCAACTTTTGAAAGCATTAGCAGAGTCTAAGAAATAACAGGATTTGATATCCAAAATAGGGCCGTGAGGCCCTATTTTTTTATTAAATAATTGTATATGGCTAAAAGTTTAGACGGTA